GACAGCCTTGGTGGCCTCCGGACTCTGCAGCATCATCGCGATACCGGGGAACATCGGCGCCAGCTTCGTCAGGGCAATGACAAATCCATCGAAGTCGTTCTTGACGCGCTGAGGATCCGCCGTCTCGTCCGAGCCGTAGGGCTCGAAGCAGAAATCGCCCTTCAACTGAGCCGCGGTAAACTTGCCATTCTGGAGCTCGGCGCCACGTTGTTGCAGGGCGCCCATCACGCTCTCGGGCGCCTCCAAGCCCTTCGGATCGGCTTCGAGCGCTTCCACCCAGATGGCATGGCTGAGCGTCATGACGTCGGCAATCGCCGCGTGGAGGTAGCCCAGTGTCTCCTCGACACGCACGTTGGAGGCGCGCGCGATCATCTGATCCTGCCCGAGCGTATTCGACTGCCGCGCCTGGCTGCCCACCACCGCCACATCGGATAGCCCGCTTACCCGCTCCTTGGCGACGAACAAGCCGTGTTCCTGCTCCACGACGGAATTGGGCACGTCCGTGATCTGCAGCTGCTTCACCTCGTTGTGATCGCGGACGCGAATCGTCCGGCCCACCCCGATCGGCTCGGTGTCCGGATCCCAGAGCCCAGTCGTGAGCACCGTCATCGGCGCGTTCGTGGCCAAGGCCGAGCGATCGGCTTTCATGTTCCGGATGGCGGTGTGCTCTTCGGCGAGCGTCAACAGCTTGTTGTACGCGAACGAGTAGCCATACACCGAGTCTCGCCGCGGGAACAACACGAACGGCACGCACCGCGGCCGGCCGACTTTCATCGCGAACGTGTCCAGCTTCAACCGCAGCAGTTGCCGATGCTGCGTCGACACCGTGGCCACGTACCACTCTTCCCGCCCGTCGCCGTCGAGATCCCGCTTCAGCGACACCTGAAACAGTTCCTTCTCAACGGTGGCGCCTTCCTGAGGCACGACCCCATCCACCACCGGCGGCGGCACCGTCTCCCGCGTCCCATCAGGGCCGTCGCCGAGGTTCTTCACCGCTTGCTCGTCGTAGATCCCGTCTTCCACCTTCTCGAGCAGTTCCGGCACCCGCTTCGCCGGGATGCGGTAGGCGTAGCCCCACACCTGCTTCTGGGACTTGGCATGGCCTGGCAGGAACACAAAATCGCGCATCGAGATCGGATCGTATTGCGGGCCGAGGCGGCGTGTTTTCGTGTACGTGCGCTGCACCTTGGCCGAGGGTTCGCCGTCCTGCGCCAGCACGGGTTCGCCGTCGGCGTCCATCTTGAGTTTCGGTTTCCCGTCCGCGAGCACTGGCCCACCCAGCGCCTCGTTCATCTCGAGCGCGACGTCGATCTGCTCGACGATCTTGCGCGTCTCCACCTTCTCGGAGACTTCGAGGATGTAGGCGTCTTCGATGAGCGCGCCGTGGATCACCTTGGCGATCTCGAGCTTCAGCCCGGACTTCCGCACCTGCCAGTCCGTGAACTCTTCCACGAACGGCGCTTTGGTAGCATCGGCGCCCCAGCCTTCGACGAACGCGAACGGCCGCACCCCGAAGATGGCTTTGAGCAGCCTCGCGCGCAGGGCGTCCACCGGTTCGGTGATGAAGTAGCTCGTGAGATCCGCCGCACCAGGGAACGGCCGATCCGCGGGATCGGAGCGGCCTTGTTCGTAGAACCAGTCGGCCAAGTCGATCTCGCCGCCGGCGCCGATGATGTTGGAGCGAGCGTTGAAGGCGTAGTCGATCTCCCGGCAGATGTCTTCCGTCAGGATCTCGCGTGCGCCATCGGACTTGAAGTCGATGTCAAACGGTGACGGCTTCTTCGGGCGCTTCGTGGCCATCAGGGCTGCGTCCCCTCAGACGGAGCGTCACTAGCGGCCGGCGGCTGCACCACACCCACGGTAACGGGCCCCGCTTCCGCCACCGCGAACATCTTGCGACACGCCCGACAGGTGGCCGAGCCATGCGCGCCCGCCAGGAGGAGCACGTCGCCCTGTTCACACTGGCACTTGATGACGACGGTGGGAAACCATTTGATGAACTCAAACGGCTTGCCAACAATGGGCAGCCCGAGGGCCGTCGCTGCGGCCTGATTCAGTCGGGCGTCGCGGCCCATCACTTCCGGCCCTTCCGCTTCGGCTTCTTCTTGCCGACGTTGTCAACGTTCGCCGGGATCATGGTACTGATCTGCATCGTTACCCTCGTCCGCGCCAATACCCACCACGACGAGCCCCGACACCGAGCCGGCGTGGGCGTTCATCACGTTCCGGATCGTGTTGTGCTCGCTTGAGCGCCAACCGCTCATCCCGTTTCCGCTGTTCGGCCTGCCGAATCTTCACCTCTTCGGCGTGGACATTGCCGAGCGGCAGATCGAGCACAAACGCCTGGAGCCCATACTCGAAGCAGTTCATCGGGTGTTCGAACCACTTGTCCTTCTTCGGGATGTAGTACGACCCCAGCCGCGAGGAATGCCGGGGCTCCGCTTCGAACACGTAGCCGACGTCGAGCCCGTCGATGAAAAAGGTATCGTGGCGCTCGTCGTTCAACTCCACGAGCACCCACCGCTGCGCGTCGACGAGGAACGCTTCGTGCTGGTTCACCAGCCGGCGCATGTAGGTGGCCGCCTTCTGGTTCGCGGCGTAGCGCCGTTCGGGTTGGTTGGCGTCCGGAATCACCGTCGGCGCCACGCTCTTCCCGTCGGCGTCTTTCTCACCGAGCTCGAAGTACCAGTCGCGCAGGTAGGCCACCGGCGTCCCCGGCAGCCCCTGCGAGTTCTCACTCGCGCCGGCGGGATCGCACGTCGCGTCTAATCGGAGCCGCTGCGGGAACCACAAGCCGCGGTACCGTTCGACAATCGGCAGGAAGGCATCGAGGTGCAGATCGGAGCCCATGACGCCGCCGAGCACCCGCAAATGGCCCCAGGGCGCCCACTGCATCCAGATGACGCAGGGGTGGTGAAAGCCGAAGTCGTAGCACTCGAGCAGGGGCAGATCCGGGTTGATGTTCAGGGACTCCCGGACATGTCGCGCCCGGACGAAAGCACCGGAGTACACCGGCGTGCCGCTGACATCCAGGCCGCGCCGGCCTTCCAACTTGATCGAGCGGAGCGGATGGCCAATCGGATAGAGCTGTTCGGCCGCCTCGATCGTCGACGGATCGAGGTTGTGTTTGTTGTCCCGCATCGCGACGCGCAAGTACCGATGCTGCGGATTGCTATTCGTCGTCGGCCACTTCTTGGCAATCCAGTGCGTCTCGGGCACCGGGTTCGGGCTCACCACCATCAACTGCGGATAGCCCGGCTGAGAGAGTCGGAGCGCGGCTTCGTTGTAGACGTCTTCCGGCACTTCCTCGAGCTGATCGATGTAGAACATCGCGACGGTGAGGCCGCGTACGGTGGCGAATCGGTTATCTCGCTGACTGGTTTTGAGATGGACACAGTAGACGCGGGACCCGTTCGGCAAGTCGTAACAGGATTCTTTAAAGTTCCACGTGCCGAAGGGAATCTCCATCAGGGCGCAGACATTGCGCCAGTCGGGCACGAGCTTCTGATTGAGATCGCCTTCCGTCCACCGCGCGATCGCCAGCGCAATGCCGGGGTGATCCTCGACCACCGTGCGCAGCGCGATCAGGATGCTCCACGTCTTCGCCGAGCGGAGCGCGCCTTCCACGTCAACGAACCGATTCGGGCCAGGCTGGCGGATGGCTCGGACAATCTCGCGCTGCACCGGGCCGAGTCGCACATCCACGACGCGCGGGGTGAGCGTGGCGGCCATCAGCAGGGCGAGCAGCATTTAGGCGTCCACATCGATGAACCGCACCGCGACGGGGCCACCGTCAGTCCCTGAGAGTTCGACATGTTTGGCTTCAAGACTGGCCAGGATGGACAGGTAGCGATGCGACTGCTTCCCCTTGATGCCTTCGAGGAGCGCAGCTTTCACGTCCTTACCGGATTCCTGGAGGACTTCACGTGCGAGCGCACGAAAGGATCGCGGCGCCTTTTCCTTGATGCCACGCGGGCGTCCTCGGACATTGCCGCTCTTCCCTGGCTGAAAGGGCATTGATCAGAATTGATCTCGGAGCCCATAGGATGAGGCTGAATGTTCCACGTGACACAAAGGGGCTACTGCTAGCGCAGGTGCACGCGCTTCGGATTGATCAGGCTCTGATAACTCGTCCAACGATGGCCGCACACCAGACAGGCGTGCCGTCGATAGAAGAAGCCGCGCCGCCGGCGTCGACTGAGCACTTTGGTGTGCCGGTGGCCATCACGACAGACATCCGGATCGCGCAGTGTCATCGGGCTACGACGCCTCCCAGATCGGCCAGCCGAACCGCCGCAGGACGAGCGTCAACAGATACGCGAGAGGCCACGAGAAGAGTGTCATACGCGCGTGGGCAAGTGGGGTCGAGTCATCGCTGACCTACCGCGTCGCTCCGACATTGCCGATTCCATCGACGTAAAAATGTCCAGTGATTCGTCCGCGCTGGGCCTTCACAAGAATCGAATCGCCAATGCGGATCGCCTGATACTCCTCGGGC